CCCCTCCTTGCGTTGCCATGCAGGAGACTTAGCCATAGCACACCGTTACGCTATACCCTGCGGGTGTCGTAGCAAAAATTCCGTTTTGTGCCAAAATACCTTCACCGGGTAATATAATATCTACCACATTGTTAGAGTTTCCCGGAACACCAATACGAATTAGTTCAGTGCCAGTACCTTCGGTAGCGTTGTCATAAAGCACTACATCCCCAGCAGTTGCTGCGCCAAGGCAAATAATACTTTTAACACGAGTACGACCCGCATAAATTATGCCGTTACCAGTTGTATGCGCCGATCTTACGTCTGTTTGCATCATGATAGATGCTCCTTATTAAGCCGGTGTAATTGATGTAGCGTCAGAACCATTCCAAGGGGAAGCGGCTGCAATACCTGTGCAGGTATAAATAACACCTGTAGATAAAACAACTACAGATTTGCCTATGGTTTTGTTTCTTGTGTTGATTGCGTTGCCAACAGCGCCTAAAGCGGCTGTGGTTGTAGCGGGGAAGACGAATCCGTTTTGAGAGATAACTGGACCCGTAAAGGTAGTATTTGCCATGTTAAATTGTCCTTACATGCAAGTTAAGCGTATCTGTCTGCATGTCGTCAGCCGGGGCTGTCAGATACACCGGGTTCCCGGAGATTTATTACTTTATACCACAAAAGGGGGACCAAAGTCCCCCTCTTTTTTAGGCACCTGCTGAACCGTACATACCGAGCGGATCAGACCAACCAAACGAATAACGCTCACGAGACTTGTAACGTACGTTACCAGTATCAAAGTCGCCGTCCATAGATTGGCTTATTGGGCTACGAACAAAATGCTTCATGCCGTTAGGAACATCAGTGGTCAAGAACCAAGCATTGGTGTCGGTCAAGAAGTGATTAACTGCATAACCTTCTGGAATCGAACCGTTGTTCTTGATTGCGTTGATGTCGTTATCTGCAGTACCAACACGTAGGCTGGTTTCTAACAGACGAGTTGCAACGAACATTAAGCTTGGTGGAATAATCAGCTTACGTGGTTTAGCTGCAATCAGCAGGCCACGTTCATCAACCCAACCAGCGATTTGAATTACAGCGGCTTCCAAAGAAGTCTCATTCAAGTCAGCAGGAGTTGTTGGAATGTTGCTGTTAACACCACCAGAAACTAAAGGATGGCTAGCAGAGAACAGAGGTACGCCATCGCCACCGTAATAAGCAGCGGAGTTGGTGAAACCGTTGTTCAAAATGCTAGCACCTTTAACTTGCTTGGTGTAAGCCATCGAACGAGCCAAGCCTTTGGTGTAACGAGCAGACAAGCTGTCGTACAAGTTATCTTCAATCGCTTCTTCAGTGATTGAGAAACCCTGAGCAATGGTCTCGTGGTTGTATCGAGCAGTCCATGCTTCCTGCGCATTGTCATAAGCAATGGCACTACCCTCGTTTTTAACAGGGGCAGCTGAGAAGCCTGACAGCTTTGTTTCTTCTTCAAACGAACGCTCAGAAGATTCAGTTTCGTAAATCTCTTTGTGTTCTTCGCCGTAGCGAGCATATTCAAGACCGAACAAAGCGTTTAAGCCCGGTAACAGTTCTTTAAGTAGTTGTGCGCGTGAAATTGCCATGATCTATTCTCCTATTAAGCGGCTACTACACCAGTGGTGCTGTTGTACTGATGTGTATTGAGCTTAACAATCAGTTCCACAAAATTGCCAGAAGCTAAGGCAGTTGCAGGAACTACATCAATTACACGCAGAGGAATGGTCGCTGTAACAACGCCTGTTGCGCTATATGCAATACCAGCTTCTGAATTACCGGTTGTTGTATTACCCGGAGTATTCAAAACAGCAGACATGTTAGAGCCAACAACCGCACGAGTTACACCAGATGTGCTAACAGTTGTACCAGACGACAGAACTACTGCTTTGAAAGCAACAGTAGGATCATCTACTACATATGCAACACGATTGGTTACGCCTGTACCGGGAATAAATTGCCCCTGAACAGTTTGACCAGACGAGTTAGTGTACTGACCGCCTACGCATACACCGACAGGGGTAGCAGCATCACCGTTTGTTGATAAAATTACACCACCAGAACCACCAGCAATTTCAACTAAGTCACCGAAACAAACGGCGCCAGTCTCAGCACTTGCAATAGGTATCTGACGGATTGCTCCTGCATACGGCATACCATCAATTCGATTGACTGGTAGAAAGCCGTAAGGAGCGCTTACAGTTGGAAAAGGCATGATTTACTCCAAAAAAATTATTTAGCACCTTTGCCAAATTTCACCTCAGTTTTCCGCTCATTAAAGAGTGGCATACGAGGATCGTTTTGGCGCATCAAATTATTGTCAACGGATTCCATTTGACGTTCTGCTTGATTTGTAAAGTGTTCGTTGCGAGCAACGATTTTTTCTACAGGCATCTTACATAACATCAAACCGCCGATTTCGACGTTTCCGTTGGCACTTGCCGGAAGCATAAGCTCAGGATGATCCACAGCTTTCACCGGCTCCCATCCTTCACGTGTTTTTTTCGACACGTTTGAATGGTCCGCTATACCGCCAACATGTGTGGCAATCCAGCGGTATCCGTACCCCGGTTCAGGAGTAGGATCAGGGAGCGTGCTTGGCGGCACGTATACATATCGAGTCTCTTTTTCGCGTGTTGTGACGTCACGGGGGGTACGATTAACCATTTAAAGCCTCCAGTTTTAAAACTTCCTTAGCATATTGTTGTGGGGTAAGACCTAGCTTTCGTGCAAACGCTTCTTGCGTCTTCGTTAGCTTGACCTTAGTTTTGCCACCAGACGATCTAGTGCCGGGTGCTACAACTGTCGCAGGGGGTCTTTTCGTGGGGGTATCTCGTGGCTTATCGCGTTCTTCGCCCCCAAAAACTTCAGGGAACTTATCACGAAGGCGAGCGTCGATGCGCTCGAAGTATTCATCTGTGCGGGCAAATTCAGGCCCGTTAGTATTGACCAGCTTAGTATGTAGCGCAATTGCCATGGCGGTTAATTCTTCGTAACCGTCAGACCCGAACCACTGGTTTTTAGCCTGCCAGCGCAGGGTTTTATCGTCGAGTTGCGGCTGTTGCTGCTGTATAGGTTGACTATATACCTCTTTATTTTCATCTTGTAAAGGGGTTGGTCTAAAATTCTCTGCTTGAGACAGACGCATCTTCGCATCTTGCAGAGCTTCCTGCGCTTCTAACATGGCGTCAGAGTCGTAAGATTCTGCTGCTTCTTTATACTTACGCCGTGCCATGTCCAACTCACCCTGTGCTTTTTCTTTCAACACACCGGCATAAGTCTGCTCACCATTAGAGACATAGTTTTTTAGACGTTTGTTCTCTTCAATGATTTGCTGGGCAACACGGACAGCTTCTTCTCGTTCACGAATAGCCGCTTCTTTTGCACGGCGCTCATCATGACGGGCATGGGCCAGTTCCTTGATACGCTTTTGTACTTTGTCGCCATACTGTTCAATCTCTTCGTCAGAGGGGTCTTCGACTTCTTTATCTAACGGTTTGCGATTGCGATCAGCGACGGGGGTATCGTCTTCTATTTCAATTTCGACATCGCCTTCAGATTCGATAGTAATTTCAATATCTTCGGCTTTTATGTCTTTGTCTAACTCATCAGGGAACTTAAAGTCCTCACCACTGTTTGTAGCCATAATTTCTCCTATGCTGCGCGGGAATAGCCGCGTGGGTCTTCCACAACACCTTCTACCTGATCATCATTGATCATGCGGAATTCTCTGCCGTGAATCTTAAATCTCGTACCTGAGTAGGCACGTACCAATATAAAATCGCCTTCTTTACACCATGCACCACTTGCGTACTTTTGTTCATCGTTATACGCATCTGGACCAACACGTAAAACAAACAGAACGGTTGTGGCGTGTTCTTCTGACTTCATAAACTGTGTGGCTTTTACGATAACAGAATTGTCGAAGGTATCTTCTATTTCAGGAACTGCACACAGAATTTTCCATCCGGTTGGATGTGGCAACTGCGTTGCACGTACTTCACGTGTGTCTACGGCACCTTCTTCTGGCGCTGCTTCTTGTTGTACTTCTGCTACATGATCAGGCAATATGAGATCACTCATCGTCTTCTTCTTTCACTCGTTTAGCAAGGTCTAATAAATGACGCTCTGCGATGGCGAGACCTTGAATTACACCGCAAAGCTTTTGGTAAGACGCATAGTCGGCACAAGCCCCTCCCGCCACATCATCGGCGTAGTTGTTCATGTCGTCACGGATATGTTTGCGTAGGATGTCTACGAAATTGTATTCAGTTACTTCGTTCATTCATTTCCTTTTTTGGGTGGTTGGTTTTTTTCTTTCTGGCGCATAGCTTGCTCCATGCGGTTTCTTGCGATTTCTGTGCCTAAGCGAATACCTTCTTTCTCGTTATCCGCTTGGAATTTAGCTTGGGACTCACTTGCTTTTAATCCCAGTTGTGTACCTTTTAGCTGCATCTCAGCTTGCAACTGTGCTTGTTTTAACTCCAGCTCATCTGCCTTCGCAGCAGCGTCCGTCATCATTTTCTTTTCTTTTAAATCTAAGTCTCGAGATTTCAACTGCAACTCTTGCTGCTGCATCTGAACAACAGGGTCTTGAGCCGCTTGCTGTGCCGCAGCCTGTGCAGCTTGCTGTGCCACCATTGTCTGGCTCTGCTGTAAGACCATCGGAGCTGCTTGTGCCACTAGACGTGACAACTGAACTTCAACATCTGGCTCCATCTTAGAATCAGGTTTCGGTAACTCAGCACCCAACGCACCTTCAATCTTGCTTCTATAAGCAAAGGCAACGTGCTCCATAATGTGTGACTGCATAGCTTGCGAAATCATCGCAGCTTGTGGGTTTTGTCCTACCATCTGCTGAATCAGTGGGTCTTGAATTGCTGCCATGTGAACTTTAATGTGCGCTTCATGATCTTGATACAAGAACGCTTTAACTGGTTTTAAGTTAATCACATTCATGTTTTCAGAGATTGGGTCTTCTGGCATCTTGTCTTCATCAGTCTTAACAAGTTTCTGTGCGTTCTTAATACCAAGAATCTCTAACATCTGACGATGTAACAGAGGCATGTCATATAACTGTGGCGCACCTTGTGCTAACTGCAAAGCTGCTTGGTACTGCACAACACGCTGCGACATAGTCGCTGCATTCGGATCACTAACAGGAATAATATCTACATCAGAGTAGTCTTCATACTTCGCACGTGGTGGACCTTCGTCTGGTTCGTAGTCGTACTCTTCTGGCGTGTAGTCACGGATGATGCCAGCCAATAATTTTAATTCTTGTTTAAACGCAAAATGCACACGAGCCTGTACTGCGCTCATTACTTTTAACGTTCGTTCAAGGATCGCCAGAGTAGTTCCCACTGGCGCATTCGCAGACATATCGGACACTTGGATGTCGGCAGTCGCTGCGAAACGACGACCTTCCTCGACGATGGTGCCGAGTAGTTGGTAGAGCGTAGCTGAAGGTTCTTTGTAAGGTAACGGCAGTATGTTGTCACGAATTCCTCCTGAACCAATATCTACGTCGCGCCATTCACCCGGAGCGATTGGTGTGTCGTCTCCCTTAATACGTAAGCCACGTGATTTAAGACCGCCGGGCAAGTTAGATAACGTACCTGCATCAACCAACTGCCGCATGATGCTTGTAGCCGACATTGCGTATCCACCGATTAAGTGGAACAAACCAAAACCATATGCACCAAAGCCCGGTATGTACTGATAGTGAACGAAGTGCTGACGCTTTAGTTTAAGTGGGTCGTCTTTCTTCCAATTTCTACGTATCGCTAAAATATCGTTAGAGCCACGCAGCATCGTTACAACGTATGGCAGAGCGATACCTGTAACTTCACCATCGTCATCTACATCTTCATAACCTTCTAAATCTAAATCAACACACGACTCATACAACTCATAGCGATCATCGTATGTCGCAGCAAAACCTGTCTCTTTATCTTTCTTCTCTTGAATCTCTGACTTAAATTTCTGTGGCTCACCTAACTCAGTCTCACGATAAAAGCCAGCAACCTGCATCTTAATTAACTCATTCTCGGTCTTACGCATGATGTGCGTTACACGTGGTGCTGTCTGTATCTCGGTAGTACCGTATGGCAGTAGTATGTCTTCTGCTGGCACAAAGATAGAAATCTGGCGATCTAAGCTAGGATCAAAATAAACTTTCTTAAACGCTGAACCTGTCGCAGGCAGTGACCACAACATACGCTCATGCTCAGGACGAAACTCAGTCATTTTTTCTGTTAACTGATAGTTCATGTCTTCCTGCACACGAGCTGCTGCTTCTTTTTTCTTCGGCGTTTCTTTGCCAATTATCTTTGTACGTACTGGTCCTGAAGCTGGGAAGGTCTCTGTAATTGTCTCTGCTTGGAACCGCACTACTGCTTCTGTGATCATCGGATGAAACACACCACACGCACCACTCCATGGTTCTGTTCTTTCTTCGTACTTCAATCCTAGTAATGTCAGACCATTTTTATATGTGTCTTCCCAATCTTTACGACTACTTTTATCGTTATCAATATCAGAGGCAAGCTCTTCTGCAAGTGACTGCAGTGCGCCATCATCAATCTCTTCTGCTAAGTTGGCGTTAAAATCCTCGTCTTCTTCATCATCTTCAGGATGAATAACTAACTCAACACCATCCATGTCGATGCTAACTTCTTCAGGATCAACAATCTCAATTTCTAACTCAGGACCGTCGTCCATCTCGTCTTCTATACCTAATGGCGCTTGATATAACGCTTTGTCCATATTTGTTGCCATAATCTATCCTTAGTAGTATGCGTACTGTTTACGCTTAAATATCTGTGGCTCATCTTTTAAGTCTGAGTCCAAACTAATAAAGCCCCCCTGACGGACACGCAGCAGTGCTTGGGAGACCGTATCCACATAGTCATCATGCTCGCCAACAGGGAACGCTGCAACCTCTTCTACGACTTCTCTTGCCCATCTTGTGTCTGGCGCCCAGATTCTTCCTGACGCAAATAGGTCGGAGACCGCATTAATACGGGCAATTTTGTCGTTTGATCCTGCACCTTTGCCTCGGCTTGGGGTGAACTCTTGTACTGGTATCCCCATTGCTCTGAGTTCTTGTATAAGAGGAGCACCGGCAGCTTTTTTCTCAATAATAAAGGCATCTGGTTCCCATTCCTTGTAGTGTTTTAAAGCCGTTGCTTTCAAGTCTGGAAACGTCATGCGGTCTTTAAACGCATCGAGCAATATCACGTGTGGCGAACTGTTGTCTTCCTCGTTATACCAAATACCCCACGTCGTACATGCGCTGTAGTCAGAGGTGTTCTTTGTCTCGTGTGCCGTATCCCACGACTGAATAATGAATTCGCAGCGTGGTGGGTCTTCTGGCTCCCAAACTTTCCACATACCTCTTGCAATAATGGCAGACCCTTCAGCTGTCGGGTTCTGCATGTACTGCGCATTCCAAAATCGTGGGTCTAAGTTAGCTTTTTTAGCTTCTAACTGCTCAATAGGCCACTGTTCAGGCCACAACGACTTGCCAGACGGGAGAATCGCAGGCAATTCTACAATCTCCCACTGGTCTGAATCAGGATTTTTTATAGAGAAGTCAGTTAAACGTCCCGTTAAGTCAATCAACGACCATCTTGTCATGATGACGATAATCGCACCGCCCGGCATCAGACGCTGCAACGGACCCTGTTGAAACCACGACCACGCAGCGTCAAATGACAGCCGCGAATTAGCTTTCATGTCCTGTTCGGAATGAGGATCGTCAATAACAAATAGATCAGCGCCACGCCCAGCAAGAGCACCACCAACGCCAGCAGCATAATACTGCCCGCCCTTAGACGTCGACCACTTGCCAGCCGCCTTTTGATCATCAGCCACTTCTGTTTGGGGGAAGATTTCATGATATTCATCACTATCTAATAGATTTCGCACACGTCGACCAAAGTCTTCTGACAAACCTGCGGTGTGGGTACCCATAATGATCTTCTTTTCAGGGTACTTACCCAGAAAATATGCAGGGAACAGGTAGGATGAGAACTCAGACTTACCCATACGAGGGGCGATATTGATAATTACTCGCTTTTTCTTACCCGATATAACGTCCTCAAATATCTTAGCGAGCTTTCTGTGGTGCGGACCCACCTTAAACCCCGGATAAACGTGTGTGGCGAAGCCTAACATCCCATCCTGCGCTGCTTTTTTACTTGCTCGCTGAGTTCTTTCTTCTAAATTAGCCAACAACTCCGCCTTCTCCAGAGGAGATAGCGTAGGCAGGACACGGTTTAACGCATCTATTTCTTGTTTAGACAGGTTCATCGGGGTCTGTAAGCTGCTCGTCAGGTTGGGGTTCTTCCTCTAGCTCGTTTAAGTCCGTTACATCTGTGACATCTGTGATGTCCACAATCTTTGCCATCATGCCAAGCTTTTCTTTTATCTTGGCATCTAGTTCTGCGTCAGACATTTCAGTCTTCTTAATCTCAACCCTGTCAGTAAACAGTGCAACCTCAGTCACCTTACCCAACAGCTCAAGCGCACGTAGGCGAATCTTAGCGTCTGGATGTTTTGTCTCTTCAACAAGTTGTGCAACTGCATACCCACGCAACTCTTTAGCCTGCTCCACAAACTGCCAATCGTATGCCGTTAACATTCCGACAAGATGACGTACCGCCTCTGGGGTTTTAAGTTTTGTTAGCTGGGCTTTCTGTGCTTCGGGGGTTGTCGCGGTAGTTAGAGCTGCAAAACTTTGACGTGTCTTTTCTTCCTGCTCTTTGTCAAAGATAGCGTCGTCAGGGATTGCCCCCAACTCTTCTAACCATTTGGTTGTCTCTACTTGCGAATTTAATATGTCTTGC